GTTAGAGAACAATTGCTCGAAGAGATCCAATATACCGTTCCTTGTGTTTATTTCAAAGTCAAGATCAAAGGAAAGAAAGTCTGGTCGGAACAATGGGAGAAGTGGGGTCAAGAACCAGACCGAGTGATCGAGGAAATATGCAACGGACAAAAGAAGCCGTCATGTAAGAAATGCTATCCATTAGGCAATCCAAAACGAGAGGATTGGCTCGAATATGCAGGTGGTAGGATCACCAAGGATGAACTCCTAGAGAGAACTGCCGATCACTGGAAATGGAGAACTGATCAAATAGAGCGAATTAAGGCCTCAAAGAATCAAGAAAATGTGCCTCAAATGGGGGGTAAAGAGGTCAAAAGAGCCTATGTTAGAAGGCTTCTAGTGTGGATTTGGTCGTTTATTTGGTGATCGATCAGAATACTCCGCCTTCTCGTTCTCTTTCGATCCCTGCCCAATCCTCTATTTGTTGGTGCAATCGAGCCAGATAAGCGAAGAAATCCGATCCCGCTTCTCGTGCAACATCTTCAGCATACTCTAGCCCTTCGACCGTGGCCGACCCTGCAGCTCCACCAATAATGATCCCTGGGATCCCGAAGAAAGCACCGCCTAGAATTGAGCCAATTCCGCCACCGATTAAATTCTGAGTCTCGAACCAATCTTTGATCTGGTCTGGAGTCATATCTTTGATAATCTCTCTCCAGTTAGGATCAATTCCTGATCGATCGAGTATAGCTCCAAGTCCTAATCCAGCAATTGCGGAGATCGTTAGCATAAACGAGACATCAGACATTCCCGCAACGATCGGAGTTGAGTAATTCTTGAACTGGAGACTTTCTAGTGTATTCCGCACAATCTCTCTCTCAGCACGACCCAAGACAATTTCATGTCTGTGAATCTGATCAGGACTCTTCTTATGCATCGTAACCCTTCTTTACATCAGCACATTTACAGGCCAAAGCGTGAGTGATTACTTCGGCGTTAGTTGTTCCATCTATTGCCCAAGCCATGATCGTCCAGCCCGGGGGTATAATTCGCATAAATCCAAGCCCTCCGTAGTTTAATTGTGAGTTATATCCTTGATAGACAGACCCTTGTTTTTGGCTCGAATTGAATATGTTGCCTTGGATCTTACCAAACATAGCCCAATAATTACCACCGTTGATCAGAGAGGGTGCTGTTCCTTCTGGTGCAGTTGTTGGAGGGAACAGACCGAAGGTGTAGTATTCATTCGAGTCGCCTCCATTGTATGAAATGTCTAACAATTGGTAATAGCCATCATCTGGAGCTGTAAAAATCCTATACGCCTTGAATGCGTTAGTCTCGGGGATCTTCGAGGTTTGCATAATCGGATTACCTAGAGTAGCGAACATGACAGATCACTTCTCACAATATCTGATTATTTCCATCATTCTCTTAATTCCTAATAGCTCCGCCTCGTAAAGCATCTTAACGGCTTTTTTGATCGAGGCTTTTTCTGATCGAGACATGATCTTGAACCTAGCCTTCGCTCGCTTCGAGATCGCCATAGCAATCACGCATCCGTTCTGAATACTGCCCTAGTGTTAAGTTGGATTGGTGCAATACAAGGCTTGAAGCAACCGTCATCAACGGCCGGATCATTAGCAGTTACAGACCCAATAGGAACTCCAGAACCATTCACGAAGTAAATCGGGGAACTGAAATTAGCGGAGTTGTTGCCTCCCATAGCGAAAGCGTGAGTAACTGTTCGACCTTGTAGCGTCTCGCCGATTCCTAAGCCTGTTAGAACAGAGATCAACTCGTGTTCGCCTGATCCGCTAGGTGTAACTGCAAAACAATGGTATTCTCCGTTGGAGCATGCGACACTTAGGCCGACTTCTCGATCAGAAGTAGCGTTAGCCATGCAAATCACTTGATCACCGCTTACTAGTGTCTTAGGATAAGGGAGTCGTGCAGGTAGGCCATAACCGGAGTTTAAACCGCCGACAGGCAGGGCGATTTTGATCTGGCCAGCCGATCGAACGAAAGCATAAGTTGTGTCGTTCTCAGCCGTAACACCCGCAAATGAGACGGTTGCAGATCCTAGCGTTTGGGTTGCGTATGTTCCCGCACTTTGAGCCGATCCAACGAAATTGGAGTCTGTGAATACTTCTTCTTCAGAAGCCTCAGTCTGGGCGGTGTTTAGTAACGGCACAATAGCTCCGTTAGTCATAACCAACTGTCCGAATGCATCGACATCAGCCATCTTACAACTTCACCCCCGATCCGAGAAGAGGCTTCATTATGTTGCGATTAAAGTTATTGATCGGTCGGCGAAGAACACGGCGACCAATGTTGAAAGTAACTCCTGTAACTAATCCAGCCGTAGCCATCGGAACGATGTTTTGACTGAAGTTGTTTGTGAGTTGAGCAACTGCGAGAGTTGGTTCAGCGATCATGTCCTTGAGACTGATTACATCTTGACCGACCAACTGCATAGATGATCCCTCAGCATAACCAAAGCCAGAAGGTAGCCCTCCAGCCCTTGATTGGTAACCTAGATCTTGTTTGCCTGTTACGAACTCATACAATCCACCGCCAGTTAAACCGACTGAAATGATTTGTCCATAGGCTAACGCTTCTAGGGCGTTCAGTATTTTGAAGGATGATTGCCTTCGCCTTCTTGTTTTCGTCTTACGAGCCATGGCGATCTCGGGGCAACCCTAGGCTTTTATTCTTTTTTCAGAAATTGCCCATTTCCGTCTCGATTGATTTCGATTATTCCCTGATCTCTGTTAGATGACTGATTTTCAACCGCATTCTGTAAAAATTGGGCTAGAACTTGTTGAATTGGGTTCATTGGTTCAGCAAAGCCAATCGAAGAACTGAGATTTTCAACAACTGTCGTTATTGCTTGAGCCATATTTTGATCCAATTCATCTAATCCATCTTCGATCGATCGAGACAGCTCCATCAAACCCCTCAAGATCACTATTCCTTCAACAAATACTAAGATTAACAATACTAGTCCGTAGTCCATGCGAATAACCGCCGGATAGAAGCCTTATGATCATTTTTCAGTAGTTAGTAGTAGTTTGTAGTATAGTATAGTATAGTATAGTATAGTATAGTATTACTTACCTAATAATACCATAAACAAGTATATACTTACCATAGTTGTCGGCTAGATCATGAGACACACACGCAAACGGCTACCACACGGAGACTATCTTTACCGACAATTCACGATCACACCGAACTTTTGGGGTGATTACGGACTCCCAAAAAGTGCGTGGGTTGTTGTCGATCCGAAAGGAGAAGAGATCACCGCATTATACAGATTGAAAGACGCAACCGAATATATTGATCAATTGTATGATGATCCTTTGATTGATACACCAAAGGAGGATCGATCATGAAGAAATGTCTTGAATTATGGGCTGGAGATTCGACAGGACTTGAAGGGGCTAGGACATGGGATCCTAAAGTTGAAATTACAACTGTCGAAATTAACCCCAAGTTTGAGCCTACGATCTGTAAAGACATTCTCGAAGTAACAGTTGAAGAGATCAGGCAGGTAATGGGCTTACGACCACATGAACGACCTTACTTCATCTGGGCATCTCCAGATTGCTCGGTTTTTTCCGTTGCCGGATTCGGACACGGACACTTTGCACAGGATCAATACGGAATACCCACACCAATGAGCGAGAAAGCCGTTGAGATGTGCAAAAGGCACATTCACACCCTACACCTAATCGAAGCCCTAGATCCGGTTTATTTCGTCATCGAAAATCCTAGAGGACTATTGAGAAAGATGCCTTGGATGAAGCATCTCCCGAGAGAGACGGTTACTTATTGCAAATACGGCGACTTCAGAATGAAGCCGACTGATCTCTGGGGGAGATTTCCGGCGACATGGATTCCTCGCCCAATGTGCCGAAATGATGCGACAGATTGCGATCATGAGAAGTCTCCGAGAGGATCAATGAAGGGAACTTCTCGATTGAACCACAGAGATCGATCGCATATTCCGTTGGAGCTATCAGAAGAAATCTGGCGATCTGGCATAGAAAGTGAAGGAAAGGCCAGATCAACATTGGGGGATTTTGTATGATTCCGAAGATGAAGTGCCGATATTGTAAGATCGTTTTCGAGTGCGAGACATTTGAACAGGTTGCAATGATCCAAAACGAACAATGTTACATCACAAGAAAAGGGATCACTCATTCATTGGTGGGGGTGTGCAACCATGACTAAGATAGTCAAGTCGATTAGTCTCGATGAGCAAACCGCACCACTAGCCAACGAGAAGTCTAACTTCAGTAGGTGGGTTAGAGAACAATTGCTCGAAGAGATCCAATATACCGTTCCTTGTGTTTATTTCAA